TACAAATGATCCAATACGTGTAGATGTCTCATCAATAAAACCCCAATTCATTTTATTCTCAACTAAATATTTATTAATTTGATCTTGATCACTTAGACCCACTTTCTTAGATTTTATCTGTTTATATACATATTCATACATATCTATGATTGTAGAGTTATGTTTAGCAATAATAAAACCACCATTTATGTATCCTTTTTCTTTAATGCCTATGATATCTTTATCATATCTTACTAAATCAATGATCTTATCGGGTTGAAAGAAATGAACATCAACATCCGAGATGATAAAATGTTCTCCTTCTTTTGTCTCATTCTTTATGAACTGTATTACATTAAATATTTTAATTTCAAGTGCTTCATACCAAGAATCGCTCAAAAATCCAAATTTTTCATATTTCTTACTGAATGTTATAGGACATTCTACTAATTCAATATCTTTGCAATCACCTAATGATTTCTTAAAGTTATTAAATAGAGGTTGAAAATTATCAGTATATACAGCTAACATTTTCATATTAACACCTTTACTTTATACAAACTTAAATTCATCATATCTGAACTCGACCGCAGCCTGCAGATATTCAACATCAGTTGATTGTGTAGAGAATTCCAGAGCCGCAACACTTGTGCAGAATAGATTCTTAAATTGGATTTGTTTATTTATGTTTTGGTGATTAGTTAGAATTACCAATGTAGCATCGTATACAGTCGGCTTACCAGAATCTCTATTGTTAATGATCCATTCGAATAATTCTTGGTATACCTTTAAATCTTCATCGACCGCTACTGTAAGTGATAATCCGCCAAATGTAACATCGCCTGTAAAATATCCTTTATACTGTTTTACATTACCTTCAACCTCACCTATAGATAAATCTGGAAGGGTAGCAGAAACACAAAAGAACTCAAGATTAGATAGTTTCTCTCTATTAATAATAAGCTTGAATCCCGTTGGGGATAGGAAATTATAATTACTTGTTAGATTTGACATAATGTTATTTATAAAAAAAGAAGGGGCCCCTTTCGAGACCCCTTCAAATTTATAATGGTAAGATTAAATCTTATCCAAGGTTGATGTTGCTTACAGTAAATCTGCGGAAGTATGGATTATTACCATCTCCACCGACACCAGCGTTAGAAGCACCATCTCCGATGACTTCTTCTACGAAAGGATTCTTGACCATGCCGTAGCGAGTCTTGAAGCCAATCTTAGGCTGGAATGTTTGTTCATCAACTGCACGAACCATAGTGAGTGGTACGTATGGGCAGTAGAAGAGACCAGCATCATATGGATTCGATCCACGATATCCAACTGTTACATAATCGGAAGCTGCATATGGATCAACATATACCTTAAGGCGACCGTTAAGTGTTCCAGCGAATGTATTACCAGTTGCATCTACATTTAGACCATTGATCTGAGCAGTGTCAAGTGAACCTGCGGCTGCAAGAGCAGAGGCTACATTAGCAGAGCAAAGAACGAAGTTACCTTTACCACGACGAGTATTGATAGAGATCGCATTTGCTTCGATTTCCAATTGGAAGATCAAGCTCTTGAACTTCTCTACTGACCAGCGACCATCTGCGTGTACAGATAAGTCGAAGTCACCTGCAGGAGATTCAGCGATGTTTCCAAGTCCAACCTGTGCCTTAGCATTGATTGTGTTGATAACTTCACGATTGATTTCTGCAAGGATTTCAGTCGATAGGATATTAGCAAGTTCGCCTTCAGCATCAAGACCGTGAACAGCCTTGAGGTCTTGAGCAAGCTCCATTGTGTATTCAGCCTTAAGACCACGAGTCTTAGCTTCAACAGCAGCCTTTTCAATGGTGAAACCCATGTCACCAAAGTCTGTACCACCAGTTGCACCGAGTGCTTCACCTGCACCTGTAGTGTGAGGACCGGAGAATGCGGTGTTGGGCTCAGCGAGTCCAAGTGCTTCGCCATCACCAGTAGTGATCTTAGCGTTGGCACCACCAGATGCATCATTGTTGTAACGGCTCTTCATTGCGAAGATGAGACCAGTAGGGCCAGACATTGGCTGGACACCGGCTACATCATAAGCGATGAGATTAGGCATTGCACGACGTACAAGAGAGATAAGAACTGGATCGTAATTAGAAACAGCACTTACAGTTTGATTATTTTCAGAGAGGAAAGAGCTTTGTGCTCTTTCTTCTTGGAGAGCCTTCTCGGTATTTTCGAGAAGCTTTGCGGTGACGGCCTTTCTGTGCTCGTCTGCGAAAGCAGGTGCATCAGAGTGTTCTAACACTGGTGCCCACTTTTTCATTTGTTCTTCTGTATTAAACATAATAGTTATTTTCCTATGTTGTTGTTTTAGTTGGGATTATAGTTTTGATAGAGCGTCTACATATGCTTTCATATGTGCAGGAACAACTTTCTTAGTTTCTTCCTCGCCCTCGATGATTATTTCTGTATCTTCAGAAGATTCTTCTTCAAGATTTTCTTCTTCTTTTGTTTCTTCTTTACCTTCAAAGATTGAATCCTTGACGACTGATGCTTTCTTAGCAAAAGATTCCTTCGAACCAAATTCAACACCTTCTAGAATAGATTCTAGTTTGTGTGATTCTGTTTCAGAAAGGTCTTCACTTAGTTCAGAGATAACAGATGCTCTTTCGAACTCCTGTACCTTTTCTTGAAGAGAAGCGATTTCAGATTCAGCAGTTTCGAGTTTCTCAGCAGTTTCTTCAGAAACCGTTGTTAGTTCTACAACAAGATCTTGCTTTTCTTCTGGGACATCGATGTAATTCTCAACGAATACATCTTTAAGTGATGTCATGAAGCTTTCTGCGATTTCTGTACGAAGAGTATTCTCAACTTGTTGAGTATTTTCTTCCATCCAGCTCTCTACAACGTATGAAAGATAATCATCGATTCTTTCGATAAGGCTTTCACGCACTGTTTCAACTTCTTCATTTAGATCTGAGTTATATTTTTCTTCGAGTTTTTCTTGAATCTCAATACTTCTTTCAGCAATAGTTGCTTCGAAAAGTGTTGCGGCTTCAGTCTTGAAGTCTTCGGTAAGAGAAGATTCATTTTGAAGAAGTGTATCGAGTGCTTCAGAAACCTTTTTGGCTTTTGCCTCTTTGGTTTCCTTTTCGTCTTCTTCCTCTTCTTCTACTTCGTCCTTCTTAGACGCATTCATCTTCTTTCTCTGTTGAGTCCTTCTCATTAGTGACTCTTCCTTTTCGTCTTCTTCCTCTTCTTCTACTTCATCCTTCTTCTTAGAATCATATGACTCTTCTACTTCTTCTTCTTCCTCTTCTTCAACTTCGTCTTCATGGTCATCGCCTGGCGATTCCTTTTTAGACTTAGCCTTAGCTTCGACTACAACTTCTTCTGATTCAGATTCTGTGGATTCTTCCATTTCATCATCGTCATCATCATCGTCGTCATCATCTTCATCTTCAGACTCATCGTCGTCATCATCTTCCTTTTTTACGGCTTTCTTTTCACCAAGGAGAATAGACTTGATAGAATCATCAAAGGAAGCTTCTTCTGCTTCTACTTCTTCAGAGACTTCTTCAGGTGCATCCTGTTCAAGCTCTTCATTAGTAATAAGCTGTTCTTCTGTGATATCCTCAATGATATCTTCTACTTCTTGCGTTTCTTCTGACATAGCTTTATTTTATTAATGATTAGAGTTTGGAGAGGAAATCACTAAAGACTCTCTTCTGAGCTTCTGCAAGCTGAGAGGTCGTTGCTTTTTTAATTTCAGTCTCATATTCTTCAATTTGTTGAGGTTTCAGAATACCATTTTCGTAAATCCATTCAACACCTTCCATAATTCCGTTAACGAATGCTTCTGGTGCACTTGGATCTTGTACGATATCAACTGTGGAGAGCATAAAATCGCTCTTCACATATGATTTATTATTCTTGCTTTCAACTGTTCCCATACCACGACTTGAGACACCCAACTTACATCCACCTTCCATAAGTCCTTTCACTATATTACCCATTGGCGTATTTAGTATGAGTGCCTTTCCAACAACATCGTTACCTTCAAATTTTAATGAGGTAATTCTGTGTGAAACTTTATCAAGGTTAATCTGTGGGCCTTCTGGGTGATTTAGTTCACCAACGGCTCTTCCAGTTTTAACCTGCTCCTTAACATACTTAGCAGTTGCTTCAGATAGTACGTCTTTAGGATAAATTCTATTATTGCGGTTTTGCATCTCCGCCTGCATAAAGATACCTTCAATGAAAGTATTCTTGTTACCTTTTTCATCTTTCTCAACGAGAAAGTCAAGGTTTGATTCTAAATGTTCTGT